GTTATTACTAATAAACACTTTTTTATTCCTAATCAGACTGAGATTGCGACGCATAAGGAGATAAAAGGCTCCTTTAACATTAGAATAGATTATGGATCTTACTCCAATTCTGTTTATGTTACAGATTTTCATAATTTCAAAGATAAGGACGTAGTAGCTTTCGCTTGTGCATCAGCTATATGCCCCTTACCTAACTTGGATCATGATTTCTTAGAACATTTTCTGGATGATTCTGTATCCTTAAATGCGTATATTGCAGACCTGAGATTTGTTAATGCTGTAGACGACAAGGAAGTGACCGAGGTCTCTATCTGCTCCCGTCCTCAAGGAGGTAGTAGATTATTAAGATATAAGGTTAAAGCCGGAAAAGGCGATTGTACTAGCGCATTAACCGCTAAGAATATGATCACTGCGATTCATGTTGCGGCTTCAGCCGATGGTGAATGGCGATTCGCTGAAATTCTTAAGAGGAGTGAGGTCCAGCGAGCGGTTGAAGCGCTGTCTAAGATCGGAATGGTTGTGACAGAAGGATTTTATTTCCAACCTGAAGAGGTACTTCCAAAAGCTTGTGACCTTACCACTATACCACCGATAAGCAATTTGCATTTGGCTTGGTCAGTTAGGAAGAAATTAGGCGTATATCACCCTTACCTAGTACTGTTCCATGACGATTCGTCTGTTGACTTTTCACATCAGACTAATTTAGTCCCATCTCCTCTACGGAGTAATGAGAAATTGCAGAAATTTTTCTTACGACGAGGAGCGGATATGCTTGACTATAAACCAGCTGAGGCGAAAGGTATGGAAGTGCAGTATGAGGGTTTAGATGAAAAGGTGTACCAGACGCCGTTCAGTAAGAATCTGCTTGGGAGTACCAGTAACTCTATCCCGCGTTGGGAATGGAGACGAGCTGTTGCTACTTATCTAGATTTTAACTTTGCACCTTGCGAACCCTTATGTCCTTTGTCCGACTACGAAACCGTGAAAGGTAATGAATACCTGAATCATATCAATCGAAAGTCCTCAGGAGGCCCAGGATTCGGCAAAAATGCTGACAATTTCTCCTTTGAGAACCCAGAGCACGTAGAAGTTAACGAGAGTGTTATGAAACGCATGCGGGAGATAATAGCGATAGCTCGTCAAGGTGTTATTCCTATTACCTCATGTAAGAGGCAACTTAAGGACGAGTTGAAGAAATCAGCGCAAGTTGTTGCTGGGAAAATTAGAGTTTTTTCTGTTACACAGGTGCCTTTTATATTAGCCCAACGTAAGATGTTAGGTCCTCTGGTTAAGATTATGAGAGGCAATTGGCGAGAAATGATGACTTCGCTTGGTTATGATTTAAGTAATTCTTTTAATAGAGATATTATGGAGCACTTAGGATTCTATGATGTGAGCGAGGGAGCTGGACCAGAAGGCGATGGTTATGGGGCTTTAGATGCGATAGAGTTTGATCTAACTGGAGATGATTGGATGACTATGGAATCTGCGTTCATGGTAATGAACATACTCTACCAACATGGCTATAATATTGATGATGCTTATGCAGCTGCTGTATTATGGCTTGCAGCTTTCTTCGCTTTCAGCATTATTAAAGGTGACTACTACATGGCTATTCACATTCTTAATTCAGGTATGTTTATTACCTTTATCTATAACTGCATCAAATCTGCCTTAGCTTACATAGTGGCTTATTATCGCACCACTAAGCCGACGTATACTATGCCCAGTCGAAACCCTGCGTATAGTGATGTCATGGTTTGTCCGGCTTTCCGTAAGCTCTTGAGAGCTATATTTTGCGGAGATGACGCCTTTATCAGAGTGCATAGCTCCATTCGTCACTTGATGACACAGAAGACTATTAAAGAAGCTCTGTCAGATGTTTTTAGAGTCCAACCTGAGAAGAAAGAACACGAAATGGTTGATCATCTTAAGTTTAAAGAAGCTACGTTCATGAAACGTACCTATGATGAGATTAGAGTTGATGATTATATTCTAAATGTTGCTAAATTGGAGATATCCAGTTTAGCGAAAAGTTTATCCCATTACGACTCTAAAATCACTATCCCTTTGGATGAGCATATGTATCAGATGTGTGATTTCTTCTTACGAGAGATGTTTCATCACGGTGAGGAAGCTTACGAAGAGGCTCGAGACATTGTTTCAGAGCACCTCGGTAAGACTTTCCCCACTTGGCGCGAAAGCGTCCCCGCGTTCGTCAAGCCTGGTTATCAGGCGTGGTGAACGCTGACCGCAAGGTCTCTAAACTACGGCTTTCACCATTTGGTGCACAGTCCGCAAAGACGTTAAACTACGGCCTAGATCCCATAATCACTTTGCGATCTAAGGAAGATGTTCCCTTTAGTCATCTAGTTATGCTTCTGTCAAAAGCACTGTTTTTATTAATCAATATGGAACCAGAAACTTTAAGTAATGAAACGGCCTTAGCGCCGACCACACTTAGTCACCCCGACACCACATTTGTCCTCCACCATGCACCTGATGTTGTTCCTCAAGATGATACTCTTGATATTCCTCTTAGCCTTTCTGACAGCCTGGACAATATTATCTATCAAGATTTTCCTGTCTCCAAGCTTACGTGGGCCTCGACGGACGTTAAAGGGACTGTTATCCTCTCCTCATATCCAATCCGAGACTTTATAAACACTCCAGCTGTTAGAGACCGTATTTCAAATAGAAAGGGTATGAAGGCGACTTTTAATGTTACTATCAAAATCAATGCACCAGGTGCATGTAAAGGTGCTTTATTAGTAGAAGCCTATCCCAAGGCATTTGCAAACCCACGTATCCAATACTATAGTGCGCATGAGAATGTCTTACCATATCAACAGGAAATTAAAGCTGTGTTCGATCCTTCCGATCCATCGGATATTACCTTGACTTTACCTCCACATCATGTAGAACCTTATATGGAACTATATAATAAAGGAGGTGGACATTGGAGATTGGATATAACTGTTAGAGCTCCCATTGAGAGCGTTATATCTACCCTAGCGGCTCAAGCTAGTATTAGAGTGTACGTATCTGCGCATAAGGATGCACAATTTATTGGTCTTATCCCTGAAATGATTTCTGGCGTCATGAATAATCTATCTAAGAATATTAGTGAAAAAGGAAAACCCATTTTAGGAAAGGCTACCGCTTTTGCTGCGAGCGCTACCAAAGCAGCTGGTGACTTGGCGGATCTTTTCGGATATACCAAGTTAGTGAATCAGGAAACTACTATGGTAGCTGCTGCGAACTCCAGAGTGTTCACTGTTGACTCCCCAGATCCAGTTGAACCTCTGGCATTGTTCGCCGCGCGTAAGATTGATCCTATTCCGTCAGAGTTAGCTGTAGATCCCTTAAGTTTTGACTACATCTGTAGCCATGAAGCCCTTGTGCATCAGGCTACTCTAACAGATGGTGGAAAGATTATCATTCCAGTTTGTATTGGTAATTTTCCGAGTGTAAATACTAACGGACCCGCGGGGCGTAAAAATACCCCTGCCATGTATTGTGCGTTACCATTCCAAAGATACCGAGCTGACACATTCATATTTAATTTTCGTATATTCTCATCTCCACAAGTGCGAGGTGATATTTACATCTATTATATGCCGTATGTTGATGTTGGAGCGACTCCTACTGACGCTTGGGAGGTTAACACAAAAAAGATTGTTGTGTCTCTCCAAGGTAGTAGTTGTACGGAGGTAGCGGTTCATTGGAACTCAAATTCCTACACTTTACCAACTAGTCCCGTATTAGACTTAGCGCCCAGTGACCCGGTTTTACCTGATAATGGTATGTTAGTTATTAGTGTCGGTAAAATCTACTCTCCTAAAGGAGCTATTTCCTTAGACATGGACGTGACTCTGCGAGTAGAGAATTTACAGGTTTTAGGTTTAGCGGATGATAAACCTGACTTAGCGCAACCCTTTTCAGATACTACCGTGAGTTGCATCACGGTTACTGAATCAGGTCCCGCTTCTCTAACAGTATGTTCAAAGCACGTAATCAATCAAAAGTCAACTTTTGATGTGTCTCAACATTTGTCTGGAGCTCCTATTCGTTCTCTCAGAGCCTTAGCTCAAAGACCCTCTGTAGCTACAGATGCCTATATTTCACAAGATGCGTTTGACGCTAATTCCAATAACCCTGGGAGATTCGAGTTTTATAGATTCTTTTTTCCCAAGAATGGGCTTTTCCCCACATCATACACCACCTCCACTTCCAACAAAAGTGGGAGAGCGGACTATATGACGTATGCAGCCTATTCAACCTTATGTTTCGTAGGATATAGAGGTTCAACTAGACATTCGATGGTTAGTGACGGATGCGTGTGGAGAATTACCGAATCTGGGATTGGTACTAATTTTATTTACCACAAACCCAACCCTGTTCTTGAATTGGCGAACAATGCTTATGGCTCGTTCTCCTCACCTGGTTCGATCAATGAACAGAATTACTGGGCCGCTTACCGAACAATATCGCCAGATTTTGCTTCGAGGGTTCAGTTTCCTTATGACCAGAATTTAGCCTACTTTCCTTCCTGTTGGGCTAAAGTATTTGAAATAGATATAGATTGGGATCTTAATTCCGTTAAACCATGGGCTGCTGTTAGCTTTCAAAATGCTTTCACCAGTCCTCTTAAACAATCTGGGAACTGCAATGTTTATGGTGGATACGATTTTAGGATCTACTCATCAGTAGCTGATGATTTCTCTGTATTTATGTGGAGGGGAGTGCCTGCTCTCGGTTAAAACCACCGAGGGCCCCGTCGTGGGAAGATGCGACGTAAAAGAAAGTCTTGTAATTTAACTCTTGAGGAGTTTTTTC